GAACTGCGTCTTTGTCATGCCGAGACCGTTAGCAACGTCAAGAAACTCGGTAACCCGGTCTGTACTGTTGCCAAGCGAAAGGCCAAGCTTCGCTTGCGCATCGCCCAGCTCCTCAGCCTTGCCGATCACGTCGCCCATCTCGCCGGCGACTTTCCCCGCCACGCCGACGATAGCCCCGATGCCCAGCCCGGCAAGCCCAATCTTGCCAAGGGTGTCAATCAGGCCGCCGCCCTTCTTGCCCAGCCCGTCAAGGTGCTTCCCGGCCGTGTCGGCCGCCTTGCCCACGTCGGCCAGCCCCTTGTCAGCCACGGACAGGGACGCGGCGGTAGCCTTCATCGCCGTTTCGACATCAGGCGCGATCTTCTTCAGCTCGGCGCGGAGCTTGTCAATCTCCTTGAGATCGCTCTTGCCGATGACGTTGATGACGATATCGTTAGCCACGCCTCACCCCTTCGGGAACATCACGCCCTCGGCGTAGGTCAAGAACTCGTCTACCGTCGCCACGGCCCACGGAGGCAGGGCGAGTAATTCGGCCAGCGTCATTGCGCCCGGCGCTACCTTGCCCAACCGCGTCTGCCGTATCAGGACCGGCCATAGAATCTCCGCCCTCGGGTCGGCTATGCGCTCTCGCTGGTCACGGAATCCACCACCGCCAGCCGCGGTGCTGGTTTTGGGTCGCGTAGGAGCTGACCCATCCGCGCAGCCTTGGTCGCGTGCTTGGCCACGATGCCGTCAATGATCGCCGCCGCCGGCCCGCGCAGCAACTCCATGCTGTCCTCAGACACAGGCTGCGGGAACGACCATGCCGCAATCCAAGCCACCCGCCGCAGGATGTTTTGCCGCGCGGCATCGGCCCGGAATACCGGGTGGCCCTCTTCGTTCAGCGTCGTGTCGCGCACCGCCGCGAGCTGCAACGTCTGCCGTTCGAAGTCGCTCAGTTCTTCGCGCAGGTCTAGATAGTGCGCCTCCTCCTCGCCGGTGTCTTTGTCCACCAGCATGAAAGAAGCGCGCACCGTCGCCCGCTTGTCTACGAATACCTTGATTGTCATCGTATCCCTCCAGTGAGTAAACCCTGCCGCCGGCTGGCCCCACTGGAGAAAGGCCAGCCGGCGGCAGGTGGAACGCCCTACGGCGTTACGTCAGATGTCCAGCTTCCGCTTACCTTCAGCGTCGCCTCGACATGCGTCTCAAGCATGTTTGGCGTGACCGTCGCCGCCTTGGCGATGTAGACCGTCGCCGTCCAGGTCAAGCCGGTGGCGAAGGTGACAACCAGCGCCCGCGAAACGGTACTTCCCACGTTGGCCACCAGATCCGACCGCGCGTCATACGTCCCGCCCACGTCTTCGTCGAGCACCATCACGACATCGGCGGCCGTGACAAAGCCGGTAGGGCGGAAGTTCGGGCGCGTGTCGCCCGGCCCGGTCACCTCCTCCAGGGTTGGTGTCAGATCCTCAATGCCGGTAATCGACCTAAGCAGCGCCGTGATGTCGCGCGGGGTCGTGCCCTGGTCGGCCAGTGAAATCGTGCGCCCCGAGGGGCCGTAGTATCCAGATGCTGGCATGTCTTTGCCTCCTGTTAGTAGCGGGCCATGCCCACTGAGATAGAGAGCCCCGACCCGGCGCCGCCGCCGGTGAAGTTCCACGAAACAGCCACGTACCGTTTCAGCGTCGCCCACGTCGCCACCGGCAGCAGCACTTGCTGCGCGGCCGGCGCCGCCGTTACCGCCGTGAACGTCACAAGGTCGGTCCAGTTGGCGAAGTCAACCGACTCCTCGACCTTGATGATTACATCCGTAGCCCCGCCCAGGGTCAAGCTGGTCACCTCCAGGTAGACGGCCCCGCCGCCGGTGCTGGCCGCGCCGTTGTCATAATACGCCGCCTTGGTGTCGCCCGTGTCACCCGTTGCCTGAGCCCCGGACGCGCACACCAGCTTTCCGTGGTCGATGCCGCCCGTGATCTTGTGGGTGATGGCGGCCGTGGTAAGACCAGCGTTCGGCGTCGCCATCGCCAGTTTCGACGTGAGGAAGATCGCGCCGTAACAGGCCGCGCCCATCGCCTCGCCGTCGTTGCCCCACAGGGCCGGCCGGTTGGCAATGCTGGCGATAGTGCCCGTACCCACGTCTGTACGCATCACCCGCACCCAGTTCGAAGCCAGCGCCGCATCGGTGTACCAGGCCACGTAGCTGATATCCGACGCCGTGACAAAGCCGGTAGGGCGGAAGTTGGGCCGCGTGTCCGCGGGCCCGGTCACCTCCTCCAAGGTCGCCGTCAACTCGGTCGGCGTGATGTCTTTCAACACCTCGCCCGCCGTGGCCCCGATGATCTCATACCCACTGGCGATCATCCACCGGTTGGCCGGCCCGTTATACGTCGGCACTGTTCACCCCCTCTTCCTCGCTCCAAGGCCACTCAGGCGCGCCAGGCTCGCCGGCGCCTTCCGTGGAGGTATCCATGGCCAGGTCGTCAGCCGGCGGCGCCTCCGCGGCCTCGCCCTCGCTGGCGCCATCCTCCACGAAGAAGCCCCCGGCGTGCATCTGCCGCAGTGTCCATTCCGGTAAGTCGTTGGCATTGAGCTGGTCTCCCGGCTCGCACCGCTTGCTCGCCGCCTTGACATCCTCATACCGTGGCTTGTCACCGCGGCCGAGCTTCGCCGCCATTTCATGGTCGGCCACATACCAGCCGCCAACGGCTACCGTCAGCGTTCCGCCGCGGGTTGCCGTCTTGTGTTTCGTCATAGAGCCCCCTCATGCACCTGGCATCCGATTTCGATTGTCGCACTGCCCAGGTACTCGGCGCCCGAGGATACCCGCGCGATCGGATCGTAGCTTACCCGGATTCCACCTTCGCCTGTACCCCACTCTTCGGTACGGGTCGTTCCGTTCCAGTACTCGGCTAGCATTTCAAGCACCGCCACCACGTACCGCTTCGTCAGCCGCGCCACTGACTCGGCCGGCGTCTCGCTGGCCGTCCCGGGGTACGACACGACCACGAAGAACGCGAACCGGTGATCCACAATAACGCCACGCCGGAAGCCGCCCGGACCAGGCTCTAACGCGCTGTCAGTTGGTACGACGTACAGCACCGGGAACTCGGGCTCCCGCTCTTGGTCCGGGTCGCTGTGGCGCACCGCCACGAACGCCGGCATCGGCAACGCCGGGGCCGCGTACCGCGCCACCACGTCGGCTAGCTTGGCCACCTGCGCCGTGCCGATGTACGCCATGACGTTATCCGCCACCGCCTCGGCCATAGTCCAGCTCATGGCTTGGCCCCCGCCCCACCGAACACGGTGGCGACCGTCTGCGCCGCCCACGCGTCGGCCAGGTCGTACCACCGCTGCACGTCCTCAGGTGTCAGGTCGATTACCTGCCGGCGCGGCATTCGCGCCGTGCCAGACTGGTGATACTGGGCCGACTTGTCCGACGTGCCCAGTTCCATCGTCGTAGCCGTCATGCGCCGCACGTTGCCCGCACCGCCCTTTGTCGTAATGCTGCGCTTCAGGCCGCCCGTGCGCTCCAGGATCTTCCGGCCGGGATACTTCTTGGCCTTCCACGCCGCGTACCGTGGCGACAACGGCGCCCACTTTCCCTCAGTGCCCGCGCCCTCAGCCCCGACTGCCGAACCTCGATTTCGCGGAAGTCCTTTTCAAGTACGTACCACAGCGTACGGAAGTCGGACAGCCGCCGACTGAGCATGGTGAACTTGCGGTATGGTTCCCATTCCGCCTTCACCTCAGCCGTCAGCGTCACAGTTCGCTCTGCCATCACCATTCCATGTCAGTGGTCATCTTCGGCTCAGCGTTGGCGCCCAGGTCGTTGTCAACCAGGGGGTTTGCCAGCGTGTAGCTGGACGGCAGCTCGGCCGCCGACGTGCCCGCGAATCCTTCGACCCGCGTAGGCAGCGCCTTGATGCCCGCCTGATACCGATCCTCGAAGAATCGCCATGCCGCCTCACTGTTTGTCCCGCCGCTGTCCTGGAACCGCGCCCTTTGAATCTCGGCCGCGGTGCCCCACACGTTCAACGTTTGCAGCCACGTCACCAGCCCGGCCGGCGAGCTGACGGGGGTCGTGTAACCGACCCCCGCCATCACGCTGTCAATCTCAGCCGACACTCCGTCTACCATTGCCTGCGCCTGCGCCACCGTCAGCGGCGCGTACCACGTAGCACCCCCTCGACTGGGTACCCGCGCTTCAACGTCGCTCAGCGTTGCGTAGGCCATGGTAGGTGATCCCCTTACGCGAACTTCACCGCGTACAGCGGGTTGCCGTAGCCGGCATTGTACCGGCCGTAGAACGTGTACTGCGCCTTGCGCAGCACGCGCCACTCGTAGCTATCGGTGCTGGTCGTGCCCTCCATGTGAGGCGCCTCGCGGTCGCTCCACACGAACGGGAACTTCCCGGTACCCTGGTTTACGTATGTCATGTACCAGTCGCCAGCGTCGGTGAGTTGCCGGTTCATTATCACCTTGTACTCACCCGCCTGGAAGCTGTCACCGGTCGGCGCCAGTTGCCCCGTGGGCTGGTTGATATAGCTGTTGTACATCAATGCCTGGTAGAACTGGTCGTACAGCCCGATAGGTACAATGATGGTGTTGAGCCGGATCCCCATCGCCACGCCCTTGTCGTTCGTGAAGGCCATCGCCGCCGTCTGCCCGGCACGAATGTCGGTGAACACGTTGGCGGCGGTTGTGTACGTCCCCGTCGCCGTTAGTAAGTTGTCGTTCACCTGCGCCGTCAGCCCCAACGCCCGGCTGTTGGCGAACATAGCGATGCCGTCGTAGGCCAGGCCGTTCAGCTCGAACAGGTCGCCCACGATCCGCCCGATGTGGGCCTTGAACTCGTTGGCGTAGTGGGCCGGATAGTTAGCGTACATCTTGTAGCGGTCATCGGCGAACGCTTCGCGCTGTACCTCGTATCCGTCCTGCCACGTCTTGTTCTCGATGGACAACGTGTACTGCCGCCCGTTCTGGAATACGACCGTGCCGTGCGTCACGTCCTGTGGACCCGTAGTGCCGGCACCGACGAAGGGGACCGTCTCGGTCAGTGTAGACGAAGGCATACGGCGGGCGAGCTGCAACAGCACGTCCGCGTTCTCCCGCTCGTTCCACGTCGACCCGAACTGCGCCTGGTAGTTCGTCAGCAGAGCAGCGAGGTAGTCAGATGTTACGATCATGGTCTATCTCTCCTAGCTTCCGGTCAAGGGACCGTCGCCGAGAACACGTCAGCGATGTTGCTGCCAGCCGCGCAAGTGGTCATTCCCTTGACCGCCCACTTGGCCGTCACAACGTCCGTGAACTCGAACCAGTCGCCGATGCTGCCGCCCGCCGTCGTGCCGGGCAGTGTCAGTGTGTCATCCGTGCCCGCCGCCGGGTACGCAGTAACCGCAGTACCGTCCACGTCAAGGACATGCACCTGACCGAAGAACGTATCAGTGGTCGTGACCTTGATGATGTGGTTATTGCTGGTCGGCACCACCGTGATAATGAAGCGGTACACCGCCCCCGAGCCCGTCGCTGAGGGAAGTGTCACCACCGACCCCGACGCCGTGTCTAGCGCAACGATGCGCCCCTCATGCGTCGAGGGCGCACACGTCTCGGTACCACCTGCCACCACCAGTCGAACCGACACGTCCGCCACGTTGTCGATCTCGGCCGTTGTCGCGGCCGTCGCCGTCGCCGTGCCCGTGGTCATGAGGAACGAGGCCGAAGCACCCGCGTCAGGGATCGTGTACGTCCGCGCCCCCGACTGCGAAGCGTTGACGATGGTCGTCGTGGTGTTGCCCGCGCTGTCGGCGGCCGTCAGGGCCACCTTTCCCATAGATGCCGTAGTCGGGAAGATATCGACCGTGCCCGCCGTACCCGACGCGCCCGCATCGATGTTCACCGCGTCCAGGTTGCGGAAGTCGCCCGCATCCTTGTTGGCGTCCACCACCACCGACTTGCTTGCCTGGACCGTGCCCGCGGCATTGATGTCCAGGTAGTTCAGCTCGCCGGCACTGGAAGTCACACCCGAGAGAGCCAGGCTGTAGCTCGGCGCCACCAGTACCCAGCCGTGCGTCGTGTCTACGAACTTCACCAGCACGCCCACCAGGCAGAGGTTAGTCGAGGTGTCATCAACGGTGTTGTCGTCAATGACGTACATCGGCTCGCCTACCATCGCCTGAGTGATGGAGCTTGCCGCAAACAGGTACGCCCTGCCGGCCTCCACCTTGATCCATTCGTCACCGTCAGCCGTCCCACCGAGAACGTTCTCGGTGGCGACCCCGACGCAATAGATGGCCGCCGAGTCCGTGGCCGCGACAGCGAAGCCGTTCGCGTTCACACACACAAGAGAGCCCTTGTAGATCTGCGCCGCGGCCAACACGGGATAGCTCCCGCCCTGCCCCCAGTCCGTCACTTTGCGCTGGGCATCCGCGCTTAGTACTGTCATTGTCTTACCTTCCCTTTGCCGGCCGTCCCGGCTTGCGCCGTGGCGGCACGATTGGAGTTGCTGTCACTACCCTACGCTCCGTCTCGGTATCCGCCACCGTGACCACGGGTGCCGGCTGACCAGCCGGCTCGGCGGGCGCCACAGGGAGCGCCGGTATCCGCACGGGTGCCACGTCATACCCGCTCTTGGCAAGAAACTCTACGATGTGCGGCGCCATGCCGGCCGCGTCAAGCGGCGACCAACCAGCCGCCACCATTGCCGCCACGGGATCGACGCCCGCTCGCAACCCACGCGCGCAGTCGGCGTGTCGCTCAGCCATCGGCGTGCGCCGCCTTGTATGCGGCCACGGCCGCCGGGTCGTACCCGTTGTCGATCGCCGCCTGCCGCTCGATGTCAGTCAACGCCGACGACGCCAGGTTCACCGTCCCCGACGTGCCACGCTCGGCGGTCGGCACCGTCTTGGCATTGTCCAGTACGGACGCATACAGCACGTCCTGCCCTTCCAACGCCAGCTTCACCAGCACCGGGCGCACGCCCACGGGCAGGCTGCGCGAGCCGATGTCCTTGTCCACCTTGGCCTCGGCCGCGGCCGTCTGCGCCGCGAGCTTCAGCGTGGCGTTCTCGGTCTCTAGGACAGTCACGCGTGCCGTAAGTCCGTCATCACGCGCCAGCGCCACGTCGGGCGCGGGCGTCGTTGTGGTGTCATCCTTCGCCATGGTCGCATCACCCCCTTCAAGGCCGGTGCCAGTGGCGCCGGTCGAGGCAAGGGCGGTAGAAATTGCCG